TATGTTTAGAAAAGTTAATGATTATGAAGTTATGTCAATCAATTATGATGGACGTGTTTTCGTATTAGTTGCAAAAACACGTGCAACAAGTGTTAATTTTACAAATGAATTTTTAGCAGTAGGTGAATGTATAAACACTGGACAGTCTAACAAAAGACTTTCCTATATTGCCTGCAAAACACTTGAATCAATTGATTTAGAATTTCTTTTTGAGAAAGAAGTAAATATATTCAATAAAAATGGCATAACATTCATTTTTGACATAAAAAATAAAGAATTTATCATGTCTTTCTTTAATAAGATACCATTTTTCATTTAATAAGTGTATTTATAAACTTTTCTACTTCGTCTGTTACAACAGGTTCAAGTATTTCAATCCAATCATCTAAAGTATTCCACTGTCCAGCATGTATAGATGATTGTTCAGAACCCTGAACATAATTCATATATGCACGTGCATCTACTTTTTCTCTTGGATTCATGCTTGTCTTTTGATAAATAATATAACTTGGGCCACCCTTACCTTTTTTCTGCAAGCGTCCAAACCAAGATTTCTGTAATGCCCCAGTTCTAACATATTTAGAACCAGGACGCTTTCTAATAAAACTTGGCCTTCCTGATTTCCAAGAATCAGTATAGGGTGGGTAAGATGCAACAGCAGCCCTACCCATAACGCCAACCTTCTTCAACGGTTTTTCAAGTTCCCCAATTTGCACGTCCAACTTATTCAATTTTCGGCTGAGTTCTTCAATTCCACGCACACTGATTTTTACACTGTTACTGCTCATTCTACAATGCCCCTGTAAGCCCCGTGAAGGGGTCTAAATTCAACGATAGAATGCTTTTAGTACATAGATACCAAAAACTAATTTGACATGCCTTGTAGCCCTTCTATTAGGTTTTGTATCGTTGCATCAAAAGTCTCCTATCAAGCACAAAAGCCAACTTACAACGACATCCAAAATGAAGTGGTGGAATCGTTGCTTGTGACAGGGGCATTATCACCCCGTTAAGTGGCTTGCAAACCGCACAAACCTTTTCATCATTAGAAGTATTCCATTTGACAAAGTAAGCAAATCTCGATTTCTTAAGCACTTCAATAATTCCACGATTAAAAAGAAACACGCCTTCATATTCATTTATTACAAAAGGTCTATTACCTATTACAGAAATCTTATAACTTTCAGCAGATAAAAGATGGGGGTCAACCTCAAGTAAGGCAATAAGTCTTTTTCTTGTTGTTTCGTGAATCTTTCTAATTGACTGGTCAATATGTTCTGAAAAAGACCTTAGTAATTCTTCTGAAACATCTTCGTCATAACCTGGAAATTGTGTGCGAATTAAACCAATAGCATAATTCGCACCTGCAAAAATGTATGGCATTAGCAAAGTAATAAGTGAAACCTTCAGCACGTTAAAAGATTCATCAAGTCTTTTTAAGTATTCCCCATCACCTGAAAAAATATACTCATATTG